CGCGCACCATCGCGCTTATTCCCACCATCCGCCAGTCCGTCAAGGTCTTCGTCAAGGCCGCGGCCGAAGCATTTGACTCACAGCGCCTTGGCGATCAGTACGGCACCCTGCTGGCCGGTGCATGGGCGCTGCAGTCGCGTGAGGTGGTCACCCGCGAGCAGGCATGGGCATTGATCGAGCAGAACGACTGGACGGCCTACAGCCAGGCTGTGGAGGTGCCAGACGAGCGTCGCTGCCTTCAAACGATCCTGCAGCACCAGCTTCGCGTCGAAGGTGACCGCACCGTCACGCGCACCATCGCAGAGCTGGTGGAGTTGGCGCTGCACCGCGGCAGTGATCCGCATGTCACCCCGACCGAGGCGCAGAACGTGCTCGGACGCCATGGCATTAAGGCTGAGGATGGCTGCGTGATCGTCAGCAACACGGCTAACGCCGTCGCTCACATGCTCTCCGATACGGCATGGGGGAACTGCTGGCCGATCGTGCTGGCGCGCCTGCCAGGTGCTGTGAAGACCGGTGCTGTTTGGTTCAAAGGTGGCGGCGGAACCAGCCGTGCGGTGCAAATGAGCATCGAGCTGTTAGGTCTGTTAGGCGCCTGTTAGGCCCAAAACCCAGTCCACCACTCATTCCTAACAAACCTAACGGTCCTAACGGATTTTCGGAAGACCCCCTTATAGAGAGGAGTAGTACCCCCTACCCAGTAGGTAAGGTCTTCTCTCATATGTATCTATACCTTTTTCTGTTAGGTCTGTTAGGTAAGGGAGAGAACCCAGTGCTGGCAAGGGGTTTGCGCCTAACAGAGCCCGTTAGGAATGCGTTAGGTCTGTTAGGTTTGTTGCAGGATGGATCACGGCGCAGTAGGGTTGCGCTGGCCACAAGGCTGACCCATGGATCCGATCGACATTCCCGCCAAGCAATCGCCGGTGATCAACCGGTTGCACGACACCCTGGTACTGGCACGCGCCTATGCCGATGCCATTCGCGACAACGCGCAGGATGATGACCGCCCCATCCCGCTGGAGCTGGTGGCATCATTCCAAGCCGACTGCGATGGCATCCTTTGTTCTCTTTCTGAAGCTGCTGCTCAATGAAGATCACCTGCACCCAATCCGACCTGAGCCGTGCGCTACGTGCTGTGGCGCGTGCTGTCGGCAATGGCAAGACCCATCCGATCCTCTCTGGCGTACTGCTCCGCGCTGATGGCGGGAAGCTGCAGCTCACCGCCTACGACCTGAGCATCGGCATACAGACCAGCGTCGATGCCATGGTTGACACTGCTGGCGCCACCGTCGTGCCGCATCGCCTTCTGGCGGACATCACAGGCCGACTGGATGGCACCAGCGTGGTCTCCTTGACCCTTGACGGTGATCGCGTCGCACTGGCCACCGCAGGGGGCTCCTACAGCCTCTCAGCGGCGCCTGCGGATGATTTCCCCGGCCTGCCCGAAGTGGACGCCGCTGAGGGCTCTGTGATCGACCTGGCGACGCCCTTGGCTGCGGTGCTGGTGGCAGCCAGCACTGATGAGTCAAAACAGGTGCTCACGGGCATTCACCTGATCTCCGATGCCCAGGAGCTGCGCATTGAAGCCACTGACGGCCACCGGCTCGCATCGCGCACGCTGGCCTGCAATGCGCCTGACATGGATGTAGTCATCCCGGCGCGCGCTATGGCTCAGGTGAGGAACCCTGCATCCTTCGCCGTTGATGGCGGACATGTGGCAATCCAACTGGACACTGCCACGCGCATGATCACGCGCACGCTGGATGGCACCTATCCATCAGTGCAGCAGCTGATCCCTGCCACCTTCAAGACCCTGGCCACCTGCAACCGTGAAGCGCTGCTCGCGGCGCTGGAGCGGATCGCGTGCGTCTCGCCTAATGACATCGTGCGACTGACCGTCAAGGCTGGCGCCATTTCAGTGACCGCCGAATCCGAAACCAGCAGCGGCGCTGAATCCGTCGCATGTGATGGCAGGCTGCCGCAGCTGGCCGTCAACGTCCATTACCTTATGGACGGACTGAAGGGATACACTGACACTATGATTACCATTCAGGCCAACACATCTACCTCGCCTGTCGTCATCGGCCAGACTTATCTGGTGATGCCAGTCCAAATCCGGGAATAATGCGTGGCAAAGAAGAGCACCAACGTCGAGATTGATGAGCGGGTTAATACCGTTTACGATCTCCTGTTGCGTGCTCACAGCAGGACACAGATCCTGCGATACGCGGCGGATACGTGGGGTTGCGGCGAGCGCACCGCAGAGACTTACATGTCTCGCGCTCGCCAACTCATGGCGCTGGATGCAGAGCTGGAGCGGCCGCAGTGGCTTGCTGCTGCTGTCGCTCGATTGCAGGACTACGAACGCGAAGCACGCGCCAAGGGGAACCTCAGCATTGCAATCAAAGCGCTAGAAGACCAAGCCAAGCTGCTGCGGTTTGAGATGTCATGAGCCTGCTTGCGGGCATCTGCGACGACGCGCCGCTGCTGTCATTCATGCAGCAGCAGACGCCCGAGGACACTGCTGACCTGCTGACCCGCATCCGCAGCGACCTGCACCCTGGGCAGCTTGCGTTCGTAGATGACACCGCAACGCAGATCCTTGGTATCAGCGCTGGCTATGGCGCTGGCAAGACCAGGGCGCTGTGCGCTAAAGCCGTGATGCTGGCAGCGGTCAATCAGGGCTTTATCGGCTGCGTGATGGAGCCGACTGGACCGCTGATCCGGGACATCTGGCAGACGGATTTTGAGGCGTTCCTAGAGGCGTACGACATCCCGTACACGTTCAGGGCGTCGCCGTTGCCGGAGTACATGCTGCACCTGCCGGGCGGTGATACCAAGATCCTGTGTCGCAGCTTTGAAAACTGGTCGCGCATCATCGGCCTGAACCTTGCCTGGGTGCTGGCTGATGAGATCGACACCGTAACGCCAAGCATTGCTAACAAGGCATTCCCTAAGATCCTCGGCCGTTTGCGCTCGGGCAATGTGCGGCAGTTTGGTGCGGCATCAACACCAGAAGGGTTCCGGTGGATGTGGAACACATTCGGCAGCGATGATGCCAAACAGCGGCCAGACCGGCAGCTAATCAAAATGCGCACGGCAGACAATCCACACCTGCCGCCGGACTTCATCGAGCGGCTGCAGGCAAACTACGACCCGAGCCTGCTACGGGCATACCTAGATGGCGAGTTCGTCAACCTGACAACTGGGCAGGTCTATGACCGCTTCGACCGGGCAAAGCATGTCACCGCCACAGTACCGGACATCACCCGCGAGCCAATCCGCGTTGGCATTGACTTCAACATAGGCAACATGTCTGCCGTGATCGCCGTGCGGCTTGGCAATGGCCTGCTGGTGATCGACGAGATCGCCGGCGCGCATGACACCGACGCCCTGGCGCAAGAGATCCGCAGGCGGCACCCACAACAGCAGATCTACATCTACCCAGACGCCAGCGGCGGCAGCCGCAGCACCAACGCCAGCCAGACCGACATCCAGATCCTGGAGTCCTACGGCATGTCGAACCAGTCACCACGCAGCAACCCGCCAGTGCGTGATCGTGTATCAGCTGTGCAGGCGCTGCTGGAGAACGGCAAAGGGCAGGTGCGGCTGCAGGTGGTGCAGAGTTGTCGCCGCGTGATCGAATGCTTGGAGCTGCAGTGTTACAGCGACAAGGGCGAACCTGACAAGGATGCAGGGTTCGATCACATGAACGACGCGCTCGGCTACCTGGTGTGGCGTGAGTTCAACCCATTGCATGCTGGCGCTGGCCGCAGCACTGGCATCAGGCTCTACTAGACAGCCCATCAATGACTGAAGCCGTAAACTGATGGCATTCTCAGCGACTAGCGCTCGTGTATAGCGGTTACAACTTCTATGACCGGCCGCTAGCGCAGCGCACCGTAGCAAAGGTCAACGACCCGAATACGAATTGGTATGCGCAAGAGCCGCACTGGCTGCTGATTGAAGATCTGCTGCAGGGCACCTATGGCATGCGCAAGAAGCATCGCCGATACCTGCCGCAGGAGCCACGCGAGTTAGACGAGTCCTACGACAACCGCCTGTCCCGTAGCGTCTGTCCGCCGTACTACATCCGCCTAGAGCGCATGCTGGCGGGCATGCTCACCCGCAAGCCAGTGAGGCTGGATGACACCGCCGACATCATCCGTGAGCAGCTATTTGACGTAGACCTGCAAGGCAACGACCTCAACGTGTGGACGTATGAAGCCGCCCGTAAGATGGTGCGATATGGCCACATTGGTACGTTGGTGGATGCACCGTCTAATGGCGGCAGACCCTACTGGGTGACCTACACGCCGCGGCAGATCCTTGGCTGGCGCACCGAGACGCAAGAAGGCAGGCAGGTGCTCACTCAGCTGCGGCTGGCGGAAGTGGTCACGGTGCCAGATGGCGAGTTTGGCGAGAAGGCCGTCGAGCAGGTGCGTGTGCTGACGCCTGGCGAGTACCGCATCCATCGCAAGGCCGACAGCGGTGAGTTCACCGTCGTTGACGAAGGCCGCACGAGCCTGAGCCAGATCCCGTTCACCATTGCTTATGCGCAGCGCCATGACTTCATGGAATCCCGCCCGCCGCTGGAGGATATCGCAGAGCTGAACCTCAAGACCTATCAGGTGCAGTCGGACCTTGATAACCAACTGCACATCTCGGCGGTACCGATGCTGGCGTTCTACGGGTTCCCGTCAGCAGCCGAAGAGGTATCAGCCGGACCCGGCGAAGCGATCGCATTTCCAGCTGAAGGCCGCGCTGAGTACATCGAGCCAGCCGGTCGCAGCTTTGATGCGCAATTCCGCAGGCTTGAGCAACTTGCGCTGCAGATCAATGAGCTAGGACTGTCCGCAGTGCTAGGTCAGAAGCTGAGCGCCGAGACAGCTGAGGCAAAGCGCATTGATCGCAGCCAGGGCGATAGCACCATGATGGTGATTGCGCAGAATATGCAAGACATGATCGACAACTGCCTGCAGTTTCACGCGCAATACCTCGGCAATGCAACTGCTGCCGGTAGCAGCTATGTCAACCGCGACTTCCTCGGCGCACGCCTTGAGCCGCAGGACATCACTGCGCTGCTATCGCTCTACACCGCTGGCACCATCAGCCAAGAAACCCTGCTGCGTGAGCTGGCTGAAGGCGATGTGCTAGGCGATAACTTTGACGTGGACGAAGAGCTGGATGCCACATCCAATGCGGGGCTTGATCTACCGTCTGATGGGCAGTGAGCACACCAGAAGCGCTATATCGCAACGCCATCGACCTGAACAGGTATAGCAATAGCGTTGCGCGGCGCATTATCAATGCCTACAACGACATCATCATTGATGCGGTTAATCAACTGCGGACCATTGATGAGCTTGCCGCGCCTGTAAAGGCAGCTAGGCTGCGGGCAATCCTTGCGCAGTTAAAGGACAGCCTCGGCACATGGGCAGGGGATGCAACTGAGATTACGGCGGCTGAGCTGCAGGGCATCGCGCAGCTGCAATCCGAGTTCGTGACCGATCAGCTCCGCAAAGCGCTACCGGCTGGCGCACGGGATGCGGTCAACACCGTGGAGATCAGCCCGCAGTTTGCGCAGTCGGTTGTTACCACCGACCCGACGCAGCTGAATGTTGTCGCGCTGAGCGATGATCTATTCGCTGCAGTGCAAGGCGCCCCGGCTACGTTCAATCTGACCGCTGCGCAGGGCGCCACCATCACGCTGCCTAATGGCGAGGTCGTCACCAAGGCGTTCCGTGGCATTGCTGTAGACCAGGCCGAGCGGTTCAGCCAGGTGGTGCGGCAGGGGCTGCTGACTGGTGAGCCCACACCTGCCATTGCCAAACGGCTGATCGGCAGCCTGCAATTTGGCGAGGAAGCGAAGACCGTTAAGCAGCTCATCGCTGCAGGCGGGCAGGCAACAGCAGTAGCCGACAATCAAGTCATCGCCCTAATACGCACCAGCATTAACCAAGTAGCCAACACCGCCAGCCAGCAGGTCTACGAGGCCAACCAAGACATCACGCCGCGCTACAGGTACGTCGCTACGCTCGACACTCGCACCAGCGCGATCTGCCGAGCGCTGGATGGCAAGGAATTTGAGTACGGCAAAGGTCCGATGCCGCCGCAGCACTTCAACTGCCGCAGCACCACTGTGCCAATCATCGACCCAGACATCCTGCCGCCGTCAACGACAGCTACTCGCGCCAGCAAGGATGGCCAGGTGCCGATCGACACCACATACGGCAAATGGCTTAAAGACAAGATGCCAGGTGAAAGCAATGCAGACGTGCTGGCGCGGCAGCAGCAGGCATTAGGCAGCAAGGCACCCTACTTCCGTAGATTGGCGGATAAGTACGGCCCCGATGCTGCCATCGCCAAGCTGGTACGCGATGATGGGTCAGAATTAACCTTAGATCAACTCCGCAAACGATATGGACCTGCCTAAGCTGCGGCACTTTCGCAACGAGGGACTGTTTACGGTCAGCTCAGACCCTGTTGAGGCATTGGCTGGCGAGGCATGGGTGCCAGCGATTTACACCGACAAAGGATGGGCAACAGCAGATGGCGCTAGCCTGCTGGTAGGCATTGAGGAATGGCGGCATGGTCAAGAAGCCGACCAAGGCGGACAAGAAAGTCGCCAAGGTGATGGGCGAGTTCAAGCAAGGGACACTGCAAAGCGGCAAGCCGGGTCCCGGCAAGGGGCCAAAGGTCAAAAGCCGCAAGCAGGCAATAGCCATTGCTCTATCTGAAGCCGGCAAGTCCCGCAAGCCAAAAGGTAAAAAGTGATGCCTAAGTACACCGGACCAGCCAAGCCTCAAAAGCCCATGCCCAAGAAGGGAGGCAAGAAGAAATGAAACGCGGCGACCGGGTTAGCTGGAGCTATCAAGGCACGCGCACGTTTGGCGTAATCACCAGCATTGGTGGTGAACGCGCGACCATACCAACGCAAGGCGGCGGTA